TTCAACGTATATGAACTTGCTTTCTTGGAAATGACCAGACAGTTGGAAGGAACAAGTGGGAAAAATTCTCTTAGCACATGGTTTGGTGACTATGGTGGAAAAACAAAATATGGTGATTTAACAGGTAAAACTTTACAGGAAGTATATGATCTTCAAACTAAGTTTTTACAAGATCCACAATCACAATTTACTGACTTAGAGGGAAGAACACGAAAATCTGCTGCTGTTGGCATGGGTCAGTTCATAAATCCATTAGAGCAGGTTAGAGCAATGTATGCTGCTCAAGGTAGAGAATTTGATCCAAATAAGATTATGTTCGATGAGCAAACTCAACTGGAACTAATCTTAGATCTTGCTAAGAGAAAGAGAGGAATTGATGTTAGCAAACCACTAACTCTTGGTGGTTTAGATGTACTACAAGACGAGTGGGCAAGTTTTGGTCCAGGGCATGGTCAAACTAATAGAACAACAGGTCAATCACTAGAATTATATAATAAGATCTTGAGAAAAATGATGGGTGATATGGGAGATACATCATCTTTAACTCCAACAGGAGTTGATCAGAAGGTTGCAAGTATATTAAATACTTCCATGAATTCTAGTCCTGAATCTGGAATAACAAACATTATCACTAACAACTATTATACTGGCGCTGGTGGTTCTGATCAGCAAGCAGACACTGTTTTTGGATCAGATTTCGCTAATTTAGGACTTGAATATGCAAATAATTACTTTTCGTTAGCATCTAAAGCATAATGTCGGATTCACAGCACTCTTCTGCTATTCAACTGGTCAAGTGTATCCTTTCTAAAGGAGATGGAACGGATCCATTTCCTATTGGACGTGATATGATCATTTCTTTCATAGTTCATGAGAGTATCATGTCTCCTTTTATGGGTGCTACTATTACTCTCAGTGATTCTAAGAATTTAATTGGAAGTTATCCTATTACTGGTGGTGAAATTCTAGAAGTTGAACTTAAACATTCATATGAAGATATTCCAATAATTTACAAGTTTTCTGTATATAAAATTGGTGGTAGGATTGCTAAAAACAAAAATCAAGTATATACACTAGGATTAGTTTCTGAGGAAGCTATTAAGAATGAAACAACTAGGGTTGTGGAAC